TTAAATAAAGCAATTGATACCGCCCAGACTCGTGCCGAACTGGACTATGCCAAGAGCTCTCTGATTGCTTTTGGCAAACAGGGATTGGTAGCAGGTGATCAGGTAGCCTTGGGCTTGAGTAAAATTGAGGAAAAGGCCCGGCAGCTCCCTGCTGTACTTAATCCTGTACAAGCCGCATTTGCCGCTTTAGGTATTCAATCTAAAGAGCAATTAAATGGCGCTGCAGTGAGTGCCCAGAAAAGTTTTGAAGTTATCAGTAAAAGCGGGCAGGCAACTGCTGAAGCTATTAAGCAGGCTTATATTCAGATGTTAAATGCCGCACTGGCAACAGGAGATAAGGCCCAGATTGCAGCTGTTCAGGCAAAAGCAGCAAGTCATGGGTTACAGGTGCAGATTGATGATACTGGTAAAGCAGTGGTTCAAACGGCTTCGGAATGGGTCAAGGCGAATATCCAGATTGAAAATTCTGCACGAGGTATTAAGGATGGCTACCGTGAAGCTGGACGGGTGGCAAGAGAGGAGGCCAAATCCTCTACTGAAGCTTGGTCAGAAGCGCTTAATGCCATGCAGGGCAAGCTCAAAGCCTCTAAAACTGGAGTCATGGCTAAAAACGGTTATTCAGTTGATGAGATTGAGCAGCAGCTGACTGAAATGGGATATAGCGGTAATGCCCGGCAAAAGGCTAAAGAGCTATTCGAGACGGCACAACAGGGTCCGGGTGGTTATTACCGTTCCGCCTCTCATGAATATGCTGCGCGTTATGGTGTTTCTGCATACGACAACCAGAAACAGACCGGCAATTATATGTACATTGCCGAGCAGCTGGAAAAGCTGGAAGAGTATGCAGGCAAGTCGGGCAGTGTAGATGCAAGCTCCAAAGCTAAAACAGTTGTGCCTGAGGTGAATATCAACAGCTTGGCTCCGGACGTGAGCTATCCTAAAACCAGCACTCCAACTGCAGAGCCTTCACGTACTGTCATCAACCAGATCTCTATTAATGGCCGCACAATTAACGTCCCTGTGGATGAGGCTAATCAGGGTAGTTTTAATGATTTCCTGACTGAACTGGAACGGATAAAAAAGAGTAGCTAATGAAATTAATACGAGTGTCTACATCAGAAACCGTCCCGCTTGAGGACGGTTTTTTATGGTCTGATGAATTTGAATGGAAGCCCATCGAGCAGAAACAGAGTCGGGCTATTGATGGTTCGCTAATTATCCAGGAGGGCCGTAAAAAGGCAGGTCGTTCAATTGTGCTGCAACCGGCAGATAACACGATGGGCTGGATCAAACGCCGTGATTTACGCACGGTTCAAGACTGGTCTGCTTTATCTGAACAATTCATTCTGGCTTTTGAGTATCAGCACGACAGACGTGAATTTCATGTGATTTTTAACCATGAAGCCGGGGCTTTGGAAGCTGCTCCAGTGAAGGGAATTCCATCTGTATCTGAGGATGACTATTACAACGTGACTTTACGTTTTATTGAAGTGGGGGAACTTTACAGTGGCAATTGAAACTAAAAATCTGGTGCTCTATAAATCTGAGCGCCTGAGCGATACAGAAGATGGTGGCGGTAAGTACTCTGGCCAGATTATTGAAGATGGCCAGAGCAATAACCTGTTTAATGATGTGAGTGAGCTGGACCGCACCATGGGTGATGTGTCACTGCGTAAATTGTTCCCTGCCGTGACAACGAATGATACAGACCTGCTTATGGGGGCTACGGTCTTCATCTCGGAAAACCCGAAAGACCCCAATGTCTCGGCTTTGCTGTTTAGTACAAAGTCGTGGATTGATGAGCGCAAGTCCGCCCAAAACCGGATTGAAAACTATCTGGCCAAGGGGGGGCAGGCAGCAGGGAGTCCCCTTGATACGCATTATGCCGGTATGAAAACCTTGCAGGTGGCGATGTTTCTGAGTGAAGTCGAAAGCTCGGTGGGCAGTACGCTGGTACTGGTCTCGAAAGAAGGCCAGGCACTGCAGCATGAGCAGTATGTTCGCATCACCAAAGTTGAAACCCGTATTGCCAAGATGGTCATCGATGGGAAGGAAGTTGAATATAAAATTGCCACCTACAGTATCAATGATCCACTCGATCAGGATTATGTCGGACTTTCTGCAAGACAATGGTATAGCGGCGAAAAGTCTCAAACGATTTTACGGGATACGATTGTGGCTGACACGGGTAAGTATTATGCATCCAGCAATCTCAAGTCTGCTGCAAAAGTCGGTGAGTTTGCTGTAAATGCGGAAAGTATCTTTGCCCAGCTGGTCCCATCTGCCCAGACCGAAACGCCAATTGTAGATGTAAACGCGGCTGGGGAAAGTATGGTACTGGTACCAGGTAACACTGCTGCTATTACTGCAACTTACTCGACCACCATTGGTACCGCTCAGAACCTATATATCGGCTCATCTGTCATGCCATCGAGTGTCTCGTTTAACCTGTTTGGACAGCAGATCACTGATCAGGGCGGACTGCTTAAAAACACTTCTGGTACCCAGGTTGGAACAATTGATTACCAACGCGGGCTGATCCAGTGGACGCAAGCTGCAGGTGCAGGATCTGCAAACTTAAGCATGACCTTTAAGCCGGCTTCAGCACCCAACCAGTACTTCCAGTCTGAAACCGGGCCCGTTACTCAACAAAACCAGAGTGCCAACTGGACTGGTGTACTGGTACCACCGCCTGCGCCGGGTAGCCTTTCAGTTTCTTATATGTCACAGGGCAAGTTTTATGAACTGAAAGATGATGGATCGGGGCAATTAAAAGGTGCAAGTACTTCGTTTGGCTCTGGCGCAGTCAACTATGAGACCGGTTCCTGGTCTATTACGACGGGTGCCTTACCGGATGTGAATACACCGATCCTGTTGCTGTGGGGTACACCGCTGGCTACGTTTATACGCTCAGGTCTTGCGGTTGAACCGGCAGCATTCGAGTTTGATTTGCAGCAGGCAGGAATAGCCTCAGGCAGCGTGACAGTAAAATGGCTGCTGGAAGGCGAACAGAAAACCGCAACCACGAATACGCTGGGCCAGTTTAGTGGCGATGCCACGGGTACCTTTAACTATGCCAGCGGTCAAGGCCGGCTGGTCCCAAATAAACTGCCGCAGAAAAACACGGTCTTCACTATCAATTATAGCTATGGCGTACCGCTTGATCAGACTGTTGAAAATGTCATGCCAGCTGATCAAAAGCTGAAATTTACTATTGGTTCCGGTGCTGCAATACAACCCAATAGTGTTGAGTTAAGTGTACCGGTTGCTGATCAAATCGGCTCAGTCATCGGTACAGTGGTTTTAACTGATATTCCGGTGAATGCAGAGGTGGGCAATCTGGTCAATAGTCAGGGCAAGGTACAGGGCACCATTACCTATGCAACAGGTGCGGTAGAAATTATTCCTGAAGCGACCAGCTCGGTTTTCACCAAATCCTATATACCAACTGCGGTTTATGGAGCAGCATAAATATGTCATTTTATTTACCCGCCACTTCTCAAATTAAGGAAGAAGTAGTGCAGCTCGGGGCATACCGGGCGACCAGTATTAGCGTGAAATACCGGGATACTTCAGGCGTAAGTGCTGGAGTTAAACAGGTTACCGGTGACAAGTTGCGCTTTGATCTGACCCAGGGCTTTGATGAGCAGATTCTCTCGGGCGCGGTGCGTTTTATGCTGGGTTCAGACACTTATCTGGACCGTACAGGTACCTTGGTACGCAATGTAAATCCAGCCAATAACAGTGGCACCAGTTCCGGCAGTATTCAGTATGGTACGGGTAAGATCGAAATCGACAGCTGGACACCAAATACGGATAACCAGCTGGTACTGCAGTCTCTCACTACAACTACAGATATGCCCCCGGTCAACCGTATCAGCTTTAGAACACCGGTCAGTCCGCTGCGTCCCGGATCATTAACAGTCGTCGTAGCCACACTGGACTTTGGGCAGCTCACACTGCGGGCTGATGACGATGGCATCATTGAAACCAGCCGGGCACATGGCCAGATTAATTACGATACCGGTTTTGTGGATCTGTTTTTTTATACCAAGACTGAAATCACGGAAAATAATCGTACAGGAATTGAAGAGCAGGACTGGTATGACGTTCTGCTCGAGTACGAGGAAGCCGGTAAAAGGTACATCAATATACCGGTATGGGTTGCGCCAGAAACTGTACGTTATAACGCGGTGGCTTATACTTACATCCCGCTGGATGCCGAGATTCTGGGCTTGTCTGCTACCCGTCTGCCGCTGGATGGCCGGGTACCGATTTATCGGGTGGGTGATATTGCTATTGTCAGTTCCAGTAAAACCTTTGAACTGCCAGATCATATCGCTGGCCAGACTTATGAGTTGCCAGATCAGCGCATTTCATGGGCCGAGCTTGAAGATGCCGACGGGGTAAAAGTCCCATTCGATATGTACAGCGTGGACTATGACTATGGCAAGTTTACGCTAGGTGGTGACTTTGCTTTAAATGCGCTGGTTGCACCGCTCAGCATGCGTTATCGCTATCAGGACATGCTGCTGATCCGTGATGTGCAGATCAACGGCCAGCTAACCTTCACCAAGCCATTGACCCACAATTATGATGCTGAGAACACCATTGTCGGTTCAGCATTGGTCATTGGGGATATGCAGGCCCGCTCTACCGGTAAATTTGTACAGCAGACCTGGAACAGCCTCTGGCGAGATGAGCCATCTGAAGGGGCGATTTCAGCCAATTACAATGACGCTCTGTATCCGATTGCAGTCACGAATAATGGTGCAATTCAGGAACGCTGGGCGCTGGTTTTTACTGGAGATCAATCATTCCGCTGCGTGGGTGAATACTCGGGACAGATTGGTACAGGAACTATCAATACAGACTATGCCCCAATTAATCCGGTGACCGGTGTGGCGTACTTCATTATTAAAAAAGAAGGCTGGGGACAGGGCTGGGTGAGTGGCAATGTACTGCGCTTTAATACCGTTGCTGCAACATTTCCGGTTTGGGTGATTCGCACCGTAAAGCAGTCCGAACCAAGTGTGATGTCAGATCAGTTTCAAATCATGCTGCGCGGTGACATTGACCGTATGGTTTAACACTTAAATCAAACATGGCCGCGTTAAGCGGTCTTTTTTATGGAATCAATCATATGGCGACAGATGTCGATGTTCAGTTTTTTAGTCATTTAAACGGTCTGGTACTGGATAATAACTGGGGAGATCTGATCCGGTTACTGGATACCTGTCTGGTCAATGGTCTGCCTTTAACTGCGATTACTTCAGCTACAATTGATGCACAGGGTGATCTCAATTTAAGCCTGTATGCAGAACACAAGGCGTTGCTATTTCAGGTGATCGAACTGCAAGGGTTTGTACCCGCCAGTATCAATGGGAAATATCGCATCAAGGGCACACCTGATTCAAAAACTCTCATCCTTAAAGCAGAGTTGAAGGGGCAGGCAATTACCACTACAGGTACTGCAAAGCTGGCTTCACTTGGCTATGAGATTGTCTTTCGTGATCCAAATGATATGAAGCGGGTTTATCGTGCGAAAGACCCAAGTGCTCAACATCCATTTATCCGGGTAGATGAAACCATCTCTGATGGTACTAATAGCTATGCTTCAAACTATGCCAAATATGCCATGGTGGGTCTGATTGAAAATATGACTCATATTGATGATTATGAAGACCCGTCAAAATTACAGTTACCACTTGATGTGGCAGACCCTGCTAAAAACTGGCAAATTAGTGGTACAGATACGGGTGTTATACGGGGTTGGAGCCGCTGGTATTGGGCAATGTCAGATTTACTCGTAAATAATCCGAGAGATATGAATTCTCCTGCTGCAGGTAATCGAAGCTTTACCCTAAGTGGTTCAAAAGATTCTTTTTACTTATTAAATGCTGTTGACAGCAATCTACAATTTAAAGATTTGAAGGGTTGTGGGCTATATCATTCTTCTATGGATACAAGCGTAATACCAAACTGGTTCTTAATGTCGGTTCTGGTCAAAAGTGATGCTTCAAGTACTGCCCGCGGGTCAGAGACTGGTTCTCCATTCGGACTTGGTGAAACACGGTCGCGCTTTATTGCTCCCAACTATTTACCTAATATCCGGCTGAGTAACTCTGTACTGGCTACACCAGTGGTCCCTGATTTTGAATCTGGTGGAAATAATAAAACCCTCTTTACTGCTAGTGATGTGCCTGCATTAGAGATTCCTTTTTATGATACGAACAGGTTTTTGAGAGGTACTTTGCCTGTGGTCTGTTATGCCGGTAAAAAAGCAAGTAGCAATACCTTTACAACACCAATTCTGGCAGATGCAAGTATGTATCTATGGGAGTCTATTACATCTAACACTGCAGGCGGCGTCTATTTTTATCTGGGAGAGCTGGAATGAAACCGACATCAAGACAGGTCATGCACAGCTCCAGTTTTTTAAGTGGCAATCTGAATAGCAGCTTCGGGTTTAAAAATACTGTTGCCTGTATCAAGGGTTCAACCCGGGCACTGGGCAAGGATTACCGGGATGCAACGGTGGTACTTTATAGTAAGGCAACTTTATTACCGCTAGCTGTAAAAAAACCAGATCAGAATTATGAATATCAGTTTTACGGACTCAATCAGGATCTGACCTGCTTTGTGGTAGGTCTGGATGACCGAAAAAAGTTCAACGCAGTGATTCAGGATAATGTGGTGCCAAAATGAGTAAAACATCAGTTAAGGCAAAGCTTGCCATGATTCAAGCCTTTGCCAGCTTTTTAGATAACGGTAGCCAGAGTGCTACCGTTATTTTTTATGAAGGTGAGCAGCCAGAAAGTCCGGCTGTTGCTGCCGATACATCCAAGATGCTGGTCACGGTGACTCTGCCAGAGCCCTGTATCAAGGAAGTAACAGCCACCCATGTTGAATTACAGCCCTCTGACACAGCAACGGTTATTAAAACAGGTACGGCAAGCTGGGCGCGGATTTATAACGGTGCCGGGGAAGCTGCAGCAGATCTGACTATAGGGACAGATATCAGCCTGGCCAATACCAATCTGGTCATCGGTGGCACCTTAACTATTCAATCCATCAAGCTTAAACCATAATCTGAGGTGCTCATGTGGATTTTAAAAACAAGCTGGGGACCACGGATGCCCACAATTTAAATCTGGAATTTAAAGCGGACAATACTGACAGCCATCACATTGTTCTTAACTTTGAACATCAGGCCGATGGGAGCACCGGTCTTAATTTTGGGGATGATGTAACTGCCAATATTAATACTCAGCTTGAACAGATATGGACTGTCGAGATAGTTGCTGTTTATAGGAATAGTCAGGCCGATACAGCAGAGATCGACACTATTCTGGATAGTGAATTTAGTATTAACGGAATAGCAATAGCCCTATCCGAGGCAGATCTGGTTGAGAAAGTAGATTTAGTTTTAGAAACTGATTTTATCGTTGAAGCAACAGCTCTCTTTGCTGATCAGGAGCCGGAACAGCCTGTCGATCCTAGCATTGTGCTGGACTTCACCCAGCCATGGACCGGTTCAACTGAATTAAATTTCGGCTGGGACAGTGATGTTGTCGCAATCAGTATTGATACCCGGCTGGAAACACAATTTACATTCGAACTTGCTGCCGAGTTTAAAGAGAATCTTGATCTTGATGCAGAGCTGAATACTGCTCTGGATACAGGTTTTAGTTTTGAGCTGCAGGCCGGCTATAGCGAAAATCGATGTGTTATTGATTCAGTAGTGGATACCAGTTTCAAAACTGGGATTGAAGCAATTTTCGATATCAACTTTATCCGTGGCATTGAGGCTTATCTCATAGCTGGCTATCAGGGAGTCTTACCTTGTTTAAGCGTGATTGAAATCCCTTGGGCTAAACCAGTTTTACGGGCGCATCACAGCGCCTTTTATTTTGAGCGCAGTTTAAGCCTGAGTAATCAGGCATTACTGGGCTTTGAAAAGGCTGCCTTGCTGTACCGCTCGGTTCAGTTACAGCATGAAGAAAGTACCGGGCTGGTCAGCTCTGCTGATTTCGTCTGGCAGGAGAATAAGCGATTAGCTAAAACTCGAACCTTGGTATTTGAAGAGGGCAACAAGCTCAGGATTAACCGGACATTTGATTGGGTGGATCTAGTTCGCAAGAGGAAAACTTTTACTTATTCGTACGAAGTGGCGCGAGTTTTTGAAAAGCATTTTACATTCGAGTGGGATAAAGGTCTTGAACTGATCACGACCACTAGCATTGCCTGGGATAAAGCCAAAGCCATGCATTACCGCAAGCATCCGGTTCAACCCTGGCCACAGCCGGAACTCCCTGAATACGTAGGCAGTACTGACCTGAACTTTACTTGCTTGTGCAGTGAGCCAGATCCACATAACCTTATTTTAAACTTTGGCGCGGATGACTGTATTCCAGGACTGCCGCCAAAAAACTGGTGGTATATCGTGAATGAATTATCCGTAAGCCGTCTGGACAATGGTCAGAACATTTTGGTCTACGATGGCAGTTATAGTACAGATCGCAGCCGCTGGTGTTGGTCATATAGCCTGAACGTACCCGCATCTGAAATACCAAAGCTTGAAGCGGTTAATGGTCAGCCTGTGATTTTAAAAATCATGGTGAATGGTACCGAGCACCACATGCTGCTTGAAAACCGTAGTCGCTCACGTCGATTTGCCGAAATCACTTATACATTAAGCGGTCGCAGCCAGTCCGCTTTACTTGATGCGCCATATTCTCCAACCCGGTCATTTACCCAGGAGAATGAAAGGACCGCACGGCAGCTCTGTCAGGCTGAACTGGATCGGGTCAACAGCTCAACAACACTGCAGTGGGAGCTGATTGATGAGCTGAGCTGGATCGTACCAGCGGGCAGTCTGAGCTATTCCAACATGACCCCCATTGCTGTAATCAAAATGATTGCTGAGAGTGCAGGAGGTTTTGTCTACAGCGAGAAGGGCAGCAATACCATCACAGTTAAGCCGAAATATAAAAAAACATTCTGGGATTCAATCACGGTTGAAGAATATGACCGGCTGATCCCTGAAAGTCTGGTCACAGAGCAGTCTACCGATTATGAGCCTTATCCTGATTATAACGGCATCACGTTAACTAATGACCGCTCTGGTTTAAGTGGCCAGATCAAGCGTACCGGCACTGCAGGTGATACTTTGCTGGAAACAGCGAACAGTCCACTGTTTACCGTTGAGAGCATGGGAGCATATGGCAAAGCAGCTCTGGCCAAGTCAGGTCTGGTCGAAACCCACAATCTGGTGATGCCGATTGGTCCGGATGTGAGCGAATGTACACCTGGTGAGCTAGTCGCATTTAATGCTGAATGGTGGGGCATCATTGATGGGGTCAACGTATCATTCAATCATGCGGTGATTAACCAGAGTATTAAAGTGGAGAGCATCAATCGTGAGTAATCCATTACAACGTTTAATCGACTTATTACCCAAGGCTCCAGAGTTCATTGGCACCATTACCTCAGCAGATCATCCTAATTATAAGGTTTTAGTGGTCGATGGTAGCGGATTGGTCCTGTGCACCAGCAGTGCTAAATACGCCACCGGTACCCGGGTATTTGTATCTAACAACGAAATCAAGCGTCCAGCGCCTGAAGGCAGGGTCATACAGATAGAAATTTAAGAAAGCTAAAACAGTTTAAGCACCCTACGGGGTGCTTTTTTTATATCTAAAAAATGAGGGAGAGCTCATGCAGGAGCATGAAAAAACCGTCCTGATGCTGGTTTTTATCGGCGCAGTTATTGGCTTGGCCAAACTGCTGGCATCAGATGAAAAGCTGACAACACGGCTGGTATTGGGCCGTTCCATTCTGGGATCAGCATCTTCAGTACTGGCAGGAGGTGTACTGCTACAGATTCCCGATATTCATCCACTGGCACTCATTGCCATCGCAACGGCCTTAGGAATTATGGGCAGTTCATTTATCGAAAGCTGGTTAAAAAACAAAGTAACTCACTGGAGTGGAAAATGATTTTAATGAATGAAAATGCATTGAGATATCTTGCGGTAAAACTACCCTATCTGGGCGCAGTCATTTCACTACTGCTCTTTGTACTGCAATGGGCACTGGATTATCACATTATTCCTTTGCAGTACCATTTTATTATCACATGTCTGGTATTGCCGGGCTTGGCTCATATCGGTAAAAAATTTGCACAACCGGAACTTGCTGAAGGTCCACAGTTGACAGGTATTAATACGCTGCTGGCTGCTACTCCACAGGTTACCCAAAGTTATGATTTACCCTGGATCATTGAAGCTAAAAAGCACATTGGTTTACGTGAGAATACCAGCAAGACAACCCATAACCCGACTATTCTAAAATGGCTGAAGAGTCTTAAAGCGTGGTGGGCTGAAGATGAGACAGCGTGGTGTGGCACTTTTATTGCGTGGTGCTTAAAACAGGCTGGAATAGCTTATCCAAAACACTGGTACCGTGCACTGGATTATGTGAATTATGGTGCACGTCTATATAAACCGGCTTATGGGTGTGTGGCAGTGAAAACCCGAAAGGGTGGTGGCCATGTGTGCTTTGTGGTTGGACGTGACCAGAAAACTGGCAAGCTGGTCTGTCTGGGCGGTAACCAGTCTAATATGGTCTGCTATGCATTGTATGCCGAATCCGAGTTTCAGGAATTTCGCTGGTATGGCAAAACTTCACGACCGGCTGAGCATCGCTATAATCTGCCCCTTATGTCAGGAGTAACAGTGACTCAGGTTATTGAGACTTAA